CGTCCACTATCGCAACGATGTCATCTGCTGCCAGATGCTCGTTAGTCCAGAGAACGTCTTCGGCCCACTCGATAGCCTCGTCGATTTCACTAGCTTTGCCCTGCAATTTCTCAACGCTATCAATGTCGGCAAACGGATTGTTCTCAATCCGCTTAGTCTCCAAGGGATTCTTTTGCGATTCCCGATTCGCTAGTTCTTGTTTCAGGGCATTAAGCTGTTCCTCGGCGTGCTTACGTTTTGCGGTAAGTTCACCGAATCGAGCTACTGCGCGGCTACCGAGCTTGTCGGCAAGCTCCCGCAGTTCTGCCTCTGACATGGATTCTAGGTCGATTTCCTTCTTAGAAAGAACATCTGCTTCCTCTTGGCTTACAGGTTCGTTCTCAGTAACGGTCTCCGCTTGGGTGTCGTTCTGAGACTCAGGCTGGGTTTCCCCGACCTGCTTATCCTCCTGCTCCGCCTTCGGTTGCGGTTCTGTTGGTTTGACGTTAATTACTTCGGTGGAGATTTTAGGCTCCCCCTGAACTTCCGTCTTACCACCTCGGCGTCGGAGTGCATACATCCCGAACGCAAGGTTGTCTGAGCTTTCCACTGCACTTTTTTCACCCGCAGCGTTAGGTGTTAGAACTTCATTAGACATAGTTATCAACGCTCTCTTTGAACGCCTGAGCGATTTGCGATAACGTCATTGTAACACGCCTTTTTGCTGCTTGACATTTATTTGCTATTATGTGCAAAGTCTTGAAGTTCAATGAATCCCAAACCCCGCAAGCCTACCTCCTATGACTGGATAGCTCCAGAGCATTGGAAGGCCGCGCAAACAATGCGCCGAGCTAAGGTCAGGGGCAACGCGGCACACGCCAAAATGCACCCCTTTGGAGAGCTAGTGATTGAGGAACACGAAATCTTTCGTTACTCCCGCGCTAATCCACCGGCTCATGTAATTGCTATTTTGAAAGCCAAGCAATTTTAGGCTTGACAAGATTTCAAAATCCCCCTCACACTCCCCCTTTCTTTTAAGGGGTTTCTTTTATTTTCAGTTTACTTATTCTCTTTCTTAGCCGCCGCTTAAAGCGAGCGGCCTTTATTCCTAAAGAGAATCTCCTCTGCGTTAGTCATCTTTAGGATTTGGTCGTAAGCGAGAATCTGTCCCGAAATTTGCTGCATCTTATGAGGCTCTGCATTAAACAGAGCCGCGATACAAGACTCACGCTCATCCTTAATTGACTCAAGGAAGTCAGCGAACTGCGTGATGTGAGAGAGGTGGTCGAGGGATTTTTCGAGGGACATTACTTAGAGTGTTTGCGAACCATTGAGGCAAGAGTCTGTGCTCGTCCTTTTACCTGCTTGGCCCACTTGCTGTCAAGCATTTCTGCCGCAGCCGTCTTGTAATCCTTTTGCATCAAGGCAGCTTGGGTCTTCTCGAACTTGTTTAGCTTGGTAAAGCCGAGATTGAAAGACATATCAATCAAAGCCTTCCTTACGTCTGCTGGCTGCTCGTCAAAGTTAGGCAACCACTTACGAGCGTCGTTAAACGCCTGAGTGACAGACTCATTGTAAAGACGTTTAATTTCTGATTCCGTCAGGCGAACCTTGCCGCTAATCAGGTCTTGTGGGTTATACCCCATTTGCTTAATGATGCGCTGGTTATGCGGCTGCGTCAAATTAAAGCCGACACCAATAGTAGGCTTCTCCTCAGTATCGAGGTAAACATACTGCTTAACGCCTTCGTGTTCCGCAATCTGATTATAAAGGTCTTCAGAGAACGTCTTTTGCTCCGCACTTGAGCGAGCAACCATTTCGTCGTAGTTGCCAATTTCAGCCATATCAAGCCCCCATGCTTTGAGTGTTAACATCACCCATAGCAGCAGGCTGAGTCCCAATACGACCAATCTGAGCGTTCTGCGCTTGCTGCATCTGGAAGGTGTATTGCGCTGCATATTTCTGGAGTCGGGCTGCAAATATTTCGTCTTGCTGCAAACGCTGTGCAACGTCTGGTTGTGAAGCATACTGCTGAATAACCTGAAGCGCAATCTGTGCGCCATTCGGTCGAGCAGGCATTTCGATGCCAGCAAAAATCTTAGTGAGGTCATCCGTAACAAATTGGACGATTTGCTGTTGGGCTTGCTCAATAGGTTGCAATATCGCGTCAGCAGCAATCGGGTCGATAGCGTTAGCCGCAATGTCAATGAGAGCGTCGGGGTTAATACGTCCATTACGGTCCAGTTGAATGAGGCTAACAAGCTGGTTCAGCTTTGTCTCCTGCGTTTCGGGGTCGGAGTTAAGGACATCATAACCGATAACAATATCGTAATTCTCGTCAGGGTTCCCCTTGTCTAAGCGCATTGGGTCAACAACGCCGGTAATGCGGAAAAATAATTGGTCAGGGCCGAACCGCTGGTAGCACTTGAACGCCATCTTGATAACGTCCTGAATGTGCAACAAGAACTTATCGAGGATAAACTGACGCTTCGTAGCGGAAGCGGGGTCATTCGCGCTAAGGCCAACGAGACGGTCGGCAACATCAAGAAGCGTGCGCTCCATTTCCACAGAGCCGGGGTTATACTGCGGCGTAGGACCGAACTGGAACTCACCACCACGGCGATACGGAACAAACCGTCCCGGTCCCCAGTCGCTCGGAGCGTTACCAACAGGGTGCATAATCGGCGGCATCGTAGCCATCGAGTTACGGTCAGTGCGGCTATCGCGCTCAATCTTCACTTGCCACTGAATACCGCGCAAAATGTCGGCCATGCTCTGAACGTCATACAGACGCTTAGAGGCTTCGCTAAGACGAGTTACAATTACGGGATAATCCTCGTAACCGTTCATAAGCTCGAACTTGCCGTAAGGCTTAATCTCACTAATCTTCGATGAAAGCTCCCGATGAAAGACCGTGCAGTAAATGCCCTCGGAATTGTCAATCGGGTCAACGAGACGCTGATAGCCGTAAACAATCTCAATCAGCTCGTTCGCCTCGTAAACCATGTCGTCCCAAAGGACAGACTTCCGGGTGTTGTTCTCCTGCCCAATCGTGTCAATGTTCACGCCCCGGTAATGCTCGATAACGTAATCTACCCAGTCGGCATCCCAGCCTTCGGTGGAGACTTTGTTCTTTAGCTCTTGGGCTGTAAAGTAAGTGCGCCAGAAACAATAAGGCGCACGCTGCGGGTCGGTGGTGTAAGACGGGAAGAAGAAGTCGCCATCAGGCGTAAGGGACTGAACCAAGGGACAGTCCACTTGGCGGCGGCTAACAGGAATCTCAGCGATGCCCTTTTTCCGCAAGTCCTTCAGGGCTTTCTTAGCACGGGCATCCGTAACCGACGGATACACCGAGCGAAGCATAGCGATAATCTGGTCGTCAGCCGAGCCGTCAATTACGGCCTGAGCAAGTTGCGGGTCAACCTGAGCAAGCTGCTGAAGGTCAAGACGCTGGAGGTAAGTGCGGTCTTCGCGCTGCCAGCCAACGTAAGTCACGGCAATGCCGCGCTCAAGCAAGTGATTTGCAGAAGACTCCATCTCTTTCTTAAAGCGAGGAATATAGCTGCTGACCATCCACTTCAGGAACGAAGAGACAACGCGAGCACGCGCCATGTCACCGAACTCCACAGGATACGCACGAATGTTCGCACGCACCATCGAGGACATCAGCAAGGAAACGTAACTGTTAATGCGCTCATCAATAACATGAGCCTCGGAGTCAGACGCGCCATCCCACGGGAAAGCGTCAGAGCCGTGCTTGCGAAGGTCACGGGTTTTCCCCGGCCAGATGTTATTACGGTCATCGTAATTCTGGCGGCATTGCTGGAAATAAGGCTCTAGGTCTGCCAGCGTGTCGTCGTATGCTTTCTGAAGAACCGTTACGTTCGGTTCCTTGGCGGCAAATGTAAGAGACTTCTCCTCGCTCGTGTTACTCATTAGGGATAGGATTAAATTGGCTAAACTTGGTTACGAAAGACAGAACCGCCTCGTGCGTGAATGTCGGGTGAACCCCAATCTTTTCGCAAATGGCGGAGGGCTGGATGTTATCAGCGTAGCCGGTCACTTCCTTGTAAAGCACCTCAAAGCCGAGCAAACGGTCAGTCTGCTGCGACAGCCACTCTGGGTCACAGGTTGTATCCTGTAAGCGCGGCATGGCGGTAAGTTGTGCCTTTGTTGTCCGTGATGGCATGAACTGGAAACTTCTTATCCTTTAGCTTACCACGAAATTTCCGAGGAATAAGCACAGGCCGCTTACCATCAACGCCTTCAATCTTGGCGTAAATCCAGCGGTCATTAGGGGCAACGTGAACGAACGTCGCGTAAAGGACATCTGGCGAAAGCTCAGGGATGTCCATAGCTAGGCGAATCTTAGCCACGGCATCCTC